AGAAATTAAAAACTTGCCAGAATTATCTAAGATGATGTTTGACGATAAACTTACAGAGATTAGAAAAAAGACAAGTGGTAAACTAATAATTAAAGAATACCCAACTGCGTCTGCACATAGTGGACATTTTAGAGGGTTAATCAAAGAACTAGCTATTAAGAAGTCATTTAAACCAGACATTGTGTTTATTGACTATCTCAATATTTGTGCATCAAGTAGATTTAAAGGTGGTACAAATATCAATTCATATACAATCATAAAGTCGATTGCAGAAGAGCTAAGAGGACTTGCAGTGGAAACAAATGTTCCATTCATGTCTGCAACCCAAACAACCAGAACAGGTTTTGTATCTAGTGATATAGGACTGGAAGATACTTCTGAAAGTTTTGGACTACCTGCTACAGCTGACCTTATGTTTGCACTCATATCCACAGAAGCATTAGAAGAAATAGGACAAATGCAAGTTAAACAGTTGAAGAACAGATATAACGACCCCAGCATGAACAAACGATTTGTTGTGGGAGTGGATAGAAGTAAGATGAGATTATATGATGTTGAATCACAAGCACAAATGGAGATAGTAGACAATGGTCAAAATAAACTTAATAAAGAATTTGAGAAACCGTCTTTTGGGAAAAACACGAAAGACAAACAATATGAGAAATTTCAAGACTTCAAAGTCTAACTTTTATGTTAGCAAAGACGACAAAGATGTAGAAAGACCCTTTACGGTTGTAGAGTATGCGTCAAGAAAGGTTATAACTAGGTGTGAAACAAGAGATATTGCAGAAGGTATTGCAAGGTTTCAAAATAAAACACCAACATTTGGCTATAATGGAATCCCTGAATTTTTGAAAGAATAAATAGTATAAAATAATTTTGTACTAATGGGAGTTTGATTTATGTCATTAAGAGGCTACGTTAAACAGTTAAGACCAATCCAAGAAAATAAAGTCGATTATGTAGATGCTATCCAAAACATCATGGAAGCAAAGGGTTTAAATATTGATGAACTACAAAAAATTCGTGATGGTAAACCTAGATTACATATTTTAATAGATGTCATAAACAATCAAACTAAAGTTGAAACAACCAAAGGTAAAACTTCTCTTAATTTTATAAATCAACTTGACAAAACTGCAATGGAAACTAATGATTTAATATCAGCCTTTCTTATGCCAGGCAAGAAAACCTATAAAAAAGTTTTTATGACCGATAAAGGTGAAGAAATAAAATTAAACGATATATTAAAAACCACTATGTTTGGTGGTGGTCGTGGTTCTGGTGGTGGTTCAGAAAATACTGGAGTAACAGAGTGTGCTCAATGTATTTGGTTATCAGAAATATTCAACGGTGTTAACCCAGATAAAATTGATTTAAATGCGTTACAGTTTAAAGATTTTGATATTGATGAAAGTATAACAAAAATACAAAAAGATATGACAGATGATTGGATTTTTTCCAGTGTTAAAGTTGCACAAGAGATGAGAAAAAACATGACAGGTCAATATATTTTTCATAGAGGTTCTCAGTTTGTACAAAATATAAATCAAACTTTTTCTTATTTAAATAAACTTGCAAAACCAAAACCTTTTGCGAATGTTAACAAGTGGAGTCCAGCTGATATATGGTGTCAAAGAAAAGGTTTTAACCCAGACTTAAGTAAATATGGTAGTATTGGTGAATTTAATAATGACCTAAAAGAAATGTATGATAAAGGAAATTTAGTGGGTGTTTCTTTGAAAAAGGTTACCACTGAAAAAGTTCCTGTGTCACAACACAATACAACAGGTTTTATTAGAAGACCAGTTAGGTTCATTGGTTTTACAATGGGTGCAAAAAGTATTTGGGAATCTCTAGATGCTTATGTTAATATGGCACCAAGTGGTTCTAAAAATATTTTATCAATGCAGTTAAGAACATTCGGTGATTTTCAGTGGCAAGCAAATGTAAAAGGATTAGCTGCTGCTGGTGGTAAGATTGGTGGTGGTGTCATTTTAAATACTATAGCATCTGAATTTACAGGTTTTAAGATTGACCTTTCAAAATTAAAAAGAGATACTGCATTTGTAACAGATAAAAATTTAAGTAAAAAAATTAATCCTATATTCTTAAACGAGTTTTTTCAGTTATATCAAGGATTAATGAAATCTAGATATTATAATAAAGGCACTGACAAAAAAAGTAGGGCACCTTTAATTAAAGATTATAAAACATTTGAAAAACAGTTTAAACAAAATTTATTAGGTATAGGGGGTAAAACTAAATATAGAACTCCTGCTTCTCAACATAATTGGTTGTACTCAAAATATATATCATTAAAAGTGGTACAAACACTTTTAGGGAATAATGGTGCTGATATAAAAAATGACCAATCTAGGGGAAACAAAGCAATAGATGGTATGCTCGGTTACGCAATGTCAGAGAGCAAAGAGTCTGCAGCTTATATAAAGTACGGAAAATAAATGTTAAGATTTACAGAAGTTATAACCGAAAGTAAGGCAGGTAAGAACTTACACCTAGAACACATTGAAGATGAGATAATTAATTTTGGTGTTGATGGTGGTAGAGCTGCAATCAACTTTCTGCGTTCACTAAGAGATATGTTATCTGGTAGTTCTAGGTCTTCAGTCAGTATGACTGTTAAGTGGGACGGAGCTCCTGCAATCTTTACAGGTATTGACCCATCAGATGGACAGTTCTTTGTTGCAAAGAAATCAGTATTTAATATCAATCCAAAACTATACAAGACAGACGCAGAGATAGATGCAGACTTGTCTGGTGCATTGAACTCAAAGTTTAAGATTGCACTTGCAGAGTTTCCAAAGTTAGGTATCAAGAATGTACTACAAGGTGACTTGATGTATACAGATGATATTGAAACAGAAACAATAGATGGTGTAAAGTATTATACATTCCAACCTAATACAATCGTGTATGCAGTTCCAGTAGATTCTGATTTAGGTAAGACTATGAACAAGTCAAAGATAGGTATTGTGTTTCACACAACCTATGAGGGTAAAGAGTTACAAAGTATGAAAGCAAAGTTTGGTGCAGATACATCTAAACTTAATAAGACAAGTTCAGTATGGTTAGATGATGCAACATACAAAGATGTATCTGGTACTGCAACATTCAATGCAAAAGAAACAGAGTCAGTAACAGCTGTCTTATCAAATGTGGGTAAGACATTTCAAAAGATAAACGCACCAATGCTAAGGAGTTTTCTTAAACTCCAAGATGGTATGACTGGTAACCTTGTCGGTGCGTCATTAAAGACATTCAATAATACTAAAGTTCGACAAGGACAAAAGGTTACCAATCCAAAGAAACACGCAATAGACTATGCATCTCATGTTCAAAAACACTTTGACAAAATGATTGATAAGGTAAAAACACCAGCTGCAAAGAACAAGTATCAGAAACAACAAAGAGAATATGTCAGAGAATTTAGAAAACACGCAAGTAATTTAGGAAATGTCATACTCTTTCAAAATCTTATGATAGATGCGAAGATGCAAATAGTAAAGAAACTAAATAGTGTTAAGGGTCTAACGGACACTTTTATACGAACTGCAAATGGATATAAAGTAACAAACCCAGAGGGTTATGTTGCAATTGATAGAGTTAAAGGTAACGCAGTAAAATTAGTAGACCGTATGGAGTTTAGTTATAATAACTTCACGGCTATAAAGGCATGGGACAAATGAAACAGTTTAAAAAGTTATACGAAGAGGATTTATATTGTGGTGATGAGGAACTTGACCAAATCCTTGATGAGTTAACAGAGTTCAGAGTTATAGGTAAAGCACAACGCAGAAAGATTGCGAGAAGAATGGCCAAACTTGTTAAGACTGCTGGTTTTAAGAAGAAAGTTGAAAGGTCTAAAAGAAAGATAGCATCTTTTGCAAAACAAAAAGTTAAGGCTGCTAAACTTGCAAAACAAAAAGTCATAGACAAATATTTTCCAACATATAAAAGTATGGGTCTTCCACAAAGAGTTAAGATTGACCAAAAGATACAACAGAGATACGGTGGTATGATAAACAAACTATCTGTAAAACTTATGAGGGTCGTAAAGAAAAAAGAGATAGAGAAGGTAAAAAAATCTAGAGAGAAAACAGCAGATGCGTAAGTTTCACGAACAGGTTAGTTCAGTAGTATTCACCTTTGGTAGATTTAATCCACCCACCACAGGACATGAGAAACTATTAGACAAATTAAAGTCAGTTGCTGGTACAAGTAGATATGTGGTCTTTCCATCTCAATCACAGAATCAGAAGAAAGACCCATTACCATTTGCACTTAAAGTTGCATACATGAGGAAGATGTTTCCTAAACATTCTAAAAGTATACTTGCAGACAAAAAAGTATACAACGCATTTGATATAGTTGTCAAGTTATTTAATGAAAAATATACAGATGTTACAATGGTTGTTGGTTCAGACAGAGTAAAAGAGTTTCAAACTATATTAGACAAGTATAATGGTGTAACTGGTAAAAAACATGGTTTCTATAAGTTCAATACAATTAATGTAGTAAGTGCTGGAGAACGTGACCCAGATGCAGAGGGTGTATCAGGAATGTCTGCGTCAAAGATGAGAGCAGCTGCATCACTAGGTGACAGTAAATCATTTATGATGGGATTACCCAAAGGTTTCAAGGACGGACAGAAATTGTTTGATGATGTAAGAAAGTATATGGGTATTCGTGAAGAGAGAGATATGGGTTTGATGACAGACTATGAAGAACTCAGAGATGCATATCTTACAGGAGATGTTTGGAATATAGATGACCTTATAGAAGCAAAAGGTATTACAGGTAAGATTATTCGTAGAGGAACAAACTATGTATCATTCGTAGATGAGGATAACAAAGTACATAAA